CGGCAAGTTGCGATGCGTCGGCCATCTCTGCGGCCCACGCCGGCAGAAACTCAGGCCGCGCGCAGGCTGTCAGGACGTGCAGGATCACAGGTAGACAACCCCGATGCCGCCCCACTTGCCATTGCCAGCGATGATCTCGTCTGTGCGGTAGGCCGCTTTGATCTCAGCCCACAGCCGCGCGACTTCGATCTCTGGGTGCGCAACCGGGTTGTCGACGATGTCGTGAAACGGCACGACTGCGCCTGGTGCGGCCAGTTCGCGATACGCCTCCCAGTCGGCGCGGGCCGCCTTGTATCGGTGATCGCCGTCAATCATCAACCAGTCGAAAGGCCCGTACTTTGCCGCTCGCGCGACGGTCTCCGCGCCGTGACTGTTGCCAGCAATAGCGACTACTTGCGCGCCAATTTCTGCCGCCCAGTCGCCGTATCGGTGCCGGTTGTCAGCAAACGGCATGTTGTACAAATCGACGCTGACGACAGTCGCGCCGGGTTGAGCGCGCCGGATGAACTGCTTCAATGTGCCGCCGAAGTAGCTGCCGACCTCGAGGACGCGCGCCGGCTGCCGATGTTCGTAAAGCGCGAGCATCCACTCCATCTCGGCAGGATGTTGGAATACCGGAACCTCGGCGTCGCCGTCTGTCCAGTAGACGCACTTCTGGTCCTGCTTCGGGTGATTCATGCTCTCGCCAATTCCTGTTCAAGATCACCGCGCGGGAAGCATTCGAGCCTCGTCGAGCGCGTGCAGTTGATGACTTCAACGCCGAGGCGCGCGAGGTGCGCGGCGCACTTGGCGAAGCGTTCGGGCCACTCGTTGACGCTCTTGGCGTTGCCCAGCTCCGGCGGGTGATCGCCGTGGCTGTGCGTCTTGCCGCCGGTGTACTGGCAGTCATAGCCAACCATCAGAATCCGGCGCGCGCCGAAGTGCGCAGCCAGCGCCAGCGCGGCCGTTCCTGAGTTCGAGAAATGCGGCGACGGCGCTTCCTTCGCGCCGGGCCTGCGCTTGCCGCTAAATGCCTCGCCGGGAAAGCTGGCGATCACGTCGCGTGCGTAGCGCTTCCACCATGGCGCGTCCAGCGCGTAGAGCGCATCCGCCCACGGCGCCGACTGAAACATGGTGTTGGTGACGACTACTCCGCGGCGGCCCGCTTGCTGCGCTTCTTCTTCGGTTCGCCATCGTCGGATGCGGGCGATGTCGTCTGCGGTGCAGCTGGGGCCGCTTGCGATGCAGACGGCGACTCGCCAGCGGTTTGGGCCAAAGGGGCGGCGGGGTTTCCGCCGAAAGCGACGAGCCCTTTCTCCCGCAGATCGCGCGCCAAGGTGCTGGTGATGTTGAGCTGCTGGCCGCCGCGTACCTTGCGGCCGTTGTGGGCGAACTCAGCGGTTACCGTAACGATCATGAATCCTCCAATGCCTGCTCCAGCGCCATGCGCGGGAAGCAGGTAAGTGCTGTCTGGCGCGATGCGTTGATAACCGACACACCCTGTCTCCGGATGTCGGCGGCCAGCTTACGGAACTGTTCCGGCCACTTCGGCAGGCTTCCAGCGTTTCCGAGTTGCTTGATGTGGTCGCCGTGCCAGTGCGACATGCCGCCCGTGCGCTGGCAGTCAAAGCCGACCATGACGATCCTGCGCGCGCCGCGAGCTGCTGCGAGCGAGATCGCCGCGGCCCCGCTGTTGCTGTAGTGCCTGACGGCGCCGATGCTGTTGACTGCGCGCACCGGCGCAGCCGAAACGCGCTCCCCACCGAATCCGGCCAGGACGGCGCTTGCGTAGATTGACCACCATTTCCCATCCATCGCAAACAGCAGGTCAGCCCATGGGCACAGCTGCCATGTGTTGTTGGTTACGAAGACTCCGCGGCCTTCTTCCGCTTGTCCCGCTTCGCCTTGCCCACGCCATCGCCTGACGAGATCGCAGTCGTCCGCGGTGAGGCTTGGGCCGCTTGCGATGCAGACGACAGTCCGCCAGCGGCCTCGGTAGGGGTCCCTTTGTTTTCCGGAGATCCGCTAATCGCCATGACCTCGCGCACCATGCGGTTACGGCACAGCTCGTCGATGTAGGAGCCCTCGCCCTCGATCCGCTCGTTCATACGAACAATCTTGCGATTGTCGGATCGCCGGAACGTCCTGAGACAAATTGCTGACTTCATGCCGCCCCCAAAAGAGAGGGCGGCCGAAGCCGCCCCCTTCATTCACTGCTGATGCTCGGTCGGTTAGATCGAGCTGCCGTCCAGGTCGCCATGCACGAAGGCCAGCGGGCGCTTCACCGCGAGCGCCAGGCGCTCTTCGAACAGGATCGAAACCATGTTCGTGATGAAGTCGTCTTCGTTCTCCGTGGAGATGTAGACCGCCGCGGCCATCCGGTCGTAGATGGTCGCGGCCGTGCGGAACGCGCCCACCATGAACTCGCCCGCCGGCATCGCGTCGGACTCCGACACCGGCAAGCCCCACAGGCGGGCCGGTGCGCCACTGGTGGCGGTGCTGAACAGATAGCGGTTGTCGCTGTCCTTCAGCAGCTCGATGGCCGCCCAATCTGCCGGGTTCAGCACGATGCCGGTCGCGCCGTAGAACGACTGGCGAACCTGCAGGATCGCCCGGCGCAGCACGTCGACATACTGATCGCCGACCTGGACCGCCGAAATGTCGAACGTGGTCGCTTGCGGGATCAGTCCGAGGATGTTGATCCCGGTGCCGTCACCGGACATCAGCTGGTCTTCCTCGACCTGCTTCAGCATCTCGAAGCCTTCCACGTTGATCTCGCCGCGCAGGCGGGCAAAGTCCGCCAGCACTTCAGCCGAGGTCTTGAAGTAGTGCGCGATCTTGCGGACCGGCGTTTCCTTGCGGTCGTAGGTCAGATCGGACTGCGGCTTCGTTCCGGTCTCCGAAACCATGCTCGCGTTGTTGGTGCGGACGTTGGTCTGCACCCACTCGATCAGGTTCGAATTCACCGGGATGGTCGGGATCAGGTCGCGGATCATGCGCGGCCGATACGGGTCGGACACGATATCCGGATCACGGAAGGACCAGATGCCATCACCGGCCGATGCCGAGCCCGAGGTGATGTCCTTCAGCTCGATCAGATCCGACTGCCCTTTGCGGCGCAGCTTCACCGGACCGCTGCCGTCGATGCCCTGGAGCTTCGCGAACTGCTTGACGGCATCGGAGCCGACCACGATATCGCCGAGCGTGCGACGATCCTTGCTGCCTTTTGCGCCCTTCGCGGCTTCGGTGACCAGCTGCTCGACCTGACCAAGGCGAGCGTCCATCTCCTTCTCGCTCTTTTCGGCTTTCTTGCCCAGCTCGGCGATCTCGTTTTTCAGGTCTTCGCTGACCTTGCCATGGTCCTTGATCTGCTGGTCGGACTTGGCGATGACGTCGGTTAGTTCCTTGGACTTCGCGTTGAAGCCCTCGACGATCCGCTTGATTTCGGCGCTGATCTCGTCGATCGGCTTGGTTCCATCTGGCATGGTATTCCCCTTACAGAGTGATGGTTTTCAGCGCGGCAAGTGCTGCCGACACCGTTGCGTCTTCGCCATTGCCCGCAGACTCACTCCGGAGCAGGTACGACAGGCCACGGCCGGCGATGGCTGTGGCTTGTGACTTCGTGAACCCTGACTCTCTCAGGAAGTTCTCAAAGGTTTTGAGGTCAGGAAGCTCCCCGCTCTGCAGTGCGGACTTGACCGCCTGCACCTGGGCTTCCTCGTTTGCCGGGAAGGTGACAATCGAGCCCTCCCACAGCTTGAGTTTCGTCAGCTTGCGGACTCGCTCGTTCTTGTCCCATTCCTCGCCGATGGTCTCGAACCCAATCGACATACCGCTGACCACCTTGTGAGCCATCAGCGCATGCGCTTCCTTCGCGCGCTGCAGGTCATCGACCAGCAGGCGACCCTCGACGTAAAGCCCCGTCTGGTCTTCCTGCATCTTGGTGAATGGCCCGATGGGCTCGGCGCCGCGGTGCTGCCACAGGATCGGCGGCAGGCGACCCTTCGAATTCCACTCGGCGAGGCTCTCGGAAAATGCGCCAGGCATGACGATGTCACGGTAACTGTCCATGTTCCCGAAAACCGACAGGTATCCGGAAAACTCCCCGGTCTTCTCGACCGCCTTGAACTGCATTTCGAACGTCTTGTGTTCGATTTTCATCGTCAGGTCTCCGGCTGCTTCAGCCAGTGCATGAGCGCGGCGCGCACCGCGTTGGAGTCGGAATCGGTGCTGCCGAGCTGGTCGATCGGAATCAGCGCGGATTGAACGGTGAAGATGTCGCCGCCAGGGATTGGCTGCAGATCCTCAAGCTCTCTAACTTCGTTTCTGCTCATCCATCCGTGGTCCAAGGCGGATGAGTAGAACGACGTGCGGCCGGCTGTGTCAGCGCGCAGCAGGCCCTCGACCGAGAACTTCGGGAAAGTGTCGATTTGCTCGACTGGCGAGAGCAGCTGAAACCTGATGGCATCTTCGAACCGCTTCAGCCAGGAATTCAGCCCGTACTGCAGGAACCACAGGTTCATTGCCTCCGAACTGCTCGCCCAACTCGACGCCTTGGACGTGTGCCCGATCATCGGAGGCGGAACGCCGAACCATCGGCAGATTTCCTCGATGTCGAAGCCGCGGCTTTCGAGCAGCTGCGCATCAGCAGGGTCGATGCCGATCTCGCCGACCTCGATGCCGCCCTCAAGAACCGGCGGCTTGCCGGCGTTCAGTGATCCGTGCAACTTGTCGATTGTCTGATCGCGGAAGGTGTCGCGCTGCTCTGGCGTCAGCCACTTCGGGTACTTGTAATACGTGGTCGGCATCAGCCCGTTTTTGAACGTGCCCTTTGCCGCATTGTTCGCAGCAAGCGCGCCGCCGATGACCTCGGCGCCGTACTGGATCACGGACAAGCCGAAAGGCCCGCAGGTTGTGAATCCAGGGACATGCAGAACGTCGCGTTGCGGAATCTCCCGGAATGTCCCGTCCGGCTCGGTGTAGCTGAACAGGTAGGACCTGTCCGCCTGCCGTGCCCAGCGCAACCGATCAGGGTGCAGGAAGGTCAGCCCAACGACCCTTCCGCCGATTCGATCAATCTCCGCGAACCCATCGCCGCGAAGCATCGCGCTCGCCGCCATGCACTCCCACAAGATCGACGAGGTCATGCGCAGGTTTGCGCGCATCCCGATGATCCGGTTCAGCGGGTGCCGCTCATCGTAGATGCGCCGCCCGCCGTCCTTCTTGTAGATGCCGACCGGCAATGATCCGATGGTCTGCGCGACCAGGCGCGTGCACGCCCATACCGCGGAGAGCGTGAGCGCCTCGCCCGCATTCACGCGGACGCCGGACTTCGAATCCTGACCCATGAACTGGCGCCAGTGTTCGACGTCGGACCATCCGAACCCCAGCCAGTTCAGAACTGCCGACTTGATCCGACCTGGCTTGCGGGCTTTGTTCGTCATCGTCCGGTCACCGGGTTGGAAAGGAAGCCATCGATGTCACCTTCCGGCAACACCGAAAGGGCTACGCCGACCGCCATGTAGAGAGCAGCCATGTCGTCGATCTTGTCGGGACTCCGGCGCTTGTCCGGGGCCATGTTCATGTTCGCGTCGTAACGCGGTATCAGGTTACTCGCGCACCAGCGCAGCACCGGGTCTCCGCCGTGCACAAGGTCGCCGGATCGGTACGCCCGGTCCACCTCCTGCATCGCCGGGTGATAGGACTTCGGTCCCTGAATGAACCGCACCAGCGGCAAGCCGTCTTCCAGCAACCGGTTGCTCAAGTCCTTTGCGTTCCAGTCGTCAAACGCGATCGACTGCGGCGAGAACCTTGCGACATCCTCGCGGATGGCCTGCTCGATCACCGCATAGTCGACGGTGTCGCCGCCAGTCTGGCTGACGTGGCCGCCCTCGACCCATGCTGCGTAAGTGTTCGCGCCTCGCTGCGTCCGGTGCCTCACGGCTTCTTCCGGCACCCAGCGCCGACCCCATGTGTACCACTTGCCGTCGACGCGCCAGACGAGCCGCCATGCGGTCATGTCGGTGGTGCTGGACAGGTCCAATCCAGCCCAGCACGGGTACTGAGCCAGCCAGTCGAGGTTTATCGCCCCGTCGCAGCGGTTCCACTTGCGAATGTCGATCAGCGACTTCGCGTTGCTGCTCTGCCGGTTCAAGCGCTTGATCCGGAACTCGGCGAGCTTGCCGGGCATGGCCCGCGCTTCGATCGCTTCTTTCCGGATCGCCGCCAAAAGATGCGGGTTCGCATCGGCCAGCGGGTTGGCCTTGATCCATGCCGTCTCGTCGAAGTCTTCATCCTCGTCGTCGACGGCGAAGAACAGCGCAAGGAAGTGGTCGGCCGTTACGCCGAGAACACCCTCAAGCACCTGGCGCGCGAAGTGGCGAAGCTCAGGCCACGGCCCGGGCGTTTCATATCCCTCGGTCGTCGTGAACAGCCACAGCGGCGAACTGCGCGCGCCGGCAGCGGACTGCAGCACGTTCAATAGGTCGCCCGACTTGTGGGCGTGGATCTCGTCGAGCGCCGTGTGCGACGGGTTCAGGCCGTCTTGCGTGCTGGCCTTCGCGTTGATCGGCTTAAAGCCCGCGCCGGTCTCAAGTCGCGTGATCGCGTTCGCCCAGCACTCGAGGCCGAACGCCTCGCGCAGCGCGGACTTCTTCTCCGCCATCCGCTTGGCCACGTTCCAGATGATCCGCGCCTGGCTGCCGGTAGTCGCTGCGCTCACCAGCTGCGCGCCTGGCTCATCCTCGCAGCACATGCAGTACAGCATGATCGCTGCGGCCAGAGTGCTGTTGTGCGTCAGCAGCATGGACTTGCCAAACAGAAACAGACTGTCCGGCGCATCGACAGTGATGCACTTGACCGGCACGGGCGGAACTCGATCCGCCGCAACGATTTGCACCGTTCGCGACCGCGGCGTTCCTGCTTGATCCAGCATCCGATCCAGTTTGCGACGCAACCTGAAAACCGGAAGCTGGTCCCGGAATGCCATGAACT